GAGGAAGAGCCTAAACAAAATAATGAATGCAGAGACTGCAGAAATTGCTGGAATAAAGAAATAAAAAATATATCATACGGTCAACATTAAAATGGAATTTAAACACCCAAAATATTATAAAGAATTACGCAAGCGTAATAAGACTGGCGTTACCGCGACAACAAAGAGGGATATAGGACACTCGCAAGAGTTGAGCTTTGGGTTTCCCCCGCCAGTCAATTCGGATCAGGCAATTAGCTCGTGTAGCAACTCGACGGAGTTAGCCCAGCGTTCGCCTGATCCGGGCCTCAAGCAACAAGCTTCAAGCTCCAAGCAGCAAGCGTCAAGCAACACTAAACCAGAACCTAGTTCAGGTTCTTCAAATATTTAATACAAGCCTCAAGCCCCAAGCTACAAGCGTCAAGCTTCAAGCCGCAAGCAGCAAGCTCCATGATTCGTGAACCATGGAACATGTGAACATGTTTCGAGGTCCTAGGACCAAGGGCCTGGACCATGATGAATGTGTTCTTTGGATGTGCCACGTGAAACGCAATTTGGTGTGGTGAAAACTTGACCTTGTTCCCCTTCGTGACTTTGAGTTCTACAGTAAAAAAGTGCCCAGAAGTATTATAGCCCAATAGATCAGGAGTGCCGAGTAAGCTAAGGTTTTCAATCCGAATCCATGAAATTCCATCGGAGTTTCTTTTAATTTTTTGATATAATTTTGCCTCTGGACCCATAGGTTTTTCAGGGTGACTGGTACATGCATTTAGAACTCTTTCATAAGACTTGGCGGCAGAATAATTTCCTGTTTTTCCTGTGTTTTAATAACTAGCCGAATTGATGGCTGACCAATTATACCTTGGTCTTGCACTTCAATTCTTTTAATCTCATGAAGTCGTCCGTTTCTCTCAATGTATATTTTTGCATTTGAAACTGCATTACCCTGTCGGGTATCTGCTTTATTAGCAGAAGTAAATTTTTCTAAAAACTCTTGTAAGTGTTTTACGTACATTACCTACCGAGCTGTCGCAGCCTGTCATACAAAATAGCATTGTCATCAGCTAGTATAACATTGTCTGTTTTTACTTGTTGCAATTCTCTTTTGAGATTAGAATTTAACTCGCGTTGAGACTCTAAATCTTCCTTTACGCCTTTTAATTTAGTTGTCAAGTCTTCAATCATTTTAGTTAAATCTAATTCTCCTCGATCATCTTTCATATTGACAATATAGGATAGTTACCTTAAATTGTCAACTATGGGATTACCAAAAAGACTAACTGAAATGCAACAAAGATTCGCTGAGTTTTTAGTATTCGGTGGACCAGATGGACCGGTAACACAAAGTGAAGCTGCAAAGCTTGCTGGATACTCTGAAAAAAGATGTAGGCAAGAAGGCTCAGAACTTTGTAATCCAAGACTAAGTCCTTTAGTTGTAGGTTATATTGGTAAACTCAAAGAAGAAAGACTTAAGAAGTTTGAAGTGACCTATGAAGGACACGTTGCAGAACTAGCAAGACTCAGAGAAGCTGCTTTAAAAAAAGGCTCGTTCTCTTCTGCAGTTAACGCGGAAGCAAATAGAGGTAAAGCGGCAGGATTATATATAGACAGGAAAATAATAAAAACAGGAAAACTAGAGGACCTATCAGAACAAGAGCTAGAAAGCAAAATGAAACAAATTTTAGACGACTACGCACCGCTTTTAGGTGCGAAGACTGTTGAGGGTGAGGCTGTTGAGACACCTAAATCTTCTGAATCTTCTTTACCCACTGACGAGGAATCATCGTCCGATCCCCAAAACTAAAACTACCATCATCTTCTTTATCGTACGAAGCAAATAATTTAATTGAAATTTTATCTTTAGAATACAACCAGCCTTCATTGACAGGTCTAGCTAACTTCATCTTGTCGAACTCTTTTTCGTTTGCCCAGCCGCTGTCGCTTACGCAATCTATCCACTCCACTCTTACCTTTGGAAATGGGATGTCGCTTACGCTTGGTTGGTTTACGTTTAGTTTTCTTCTTGTCTTTGTTCTTGGCATAGTAATAATCCGGATTGTGAATTCGATTCAACATATCAAAAAAGGTTTCTTCTGTCATCTTCAAATCTGTATAGGTATGGTAAAAGTTTTAAGAAAAAGAGAAAAATGAAATGCCTCGCGCGCGGGCAATCTGAGATTTGACCAATAAGGACAAAATAATTTGTCCCAGTACACTTTTTTTTCACACATTTTGTCCATCATTTTTGTTGTATACCAACACTTCTAGGTCAAAAGTACAAAAAGACAAAATATCTGTAGCACATTTTATTTTTTTTTATAAAACTTTTGCCATACCTATACAAACTGTACTTAGAATGATTCTAAACTAGATTTGAACACATTGTTGCCACATTTGTGACACAATTACGCCTTATTTGCCGAAGTCTTCTGCGACAATCTGGACGTTTGCCTGCTCTTTTTCGCTGTGTTTCAACTCATGATACATGTCTAGCCTCTTCAAAAACTTGTGTTTCCACGCCCTTAGATCGGCGTCTTGAATCTTAAATTCCTGATAATATAAATCAGGTGTGCACATCATTATCACACCTTGTCTTATTTTGCTACCGTAAACATGGTCATGAGCCATAGCGTACGCTGAAATTTGTAAATAATAATCTTCTATCCATTCTTCTTTCTTTGGTCTATTAGATTGTTTAAAGTCTACAATAGTTTCAAGACCATTATGTAGACAAACGAAATCAGTACTCCCAGCATACAACCCAGGATAGTGTAACATAACTTCTGACCCGTAGTACTCTTCAACTGGCGTAAGACCGACTTCAATAATTTTCTGGGCCATGGGCTTCGCCTCTTGTCCGATTGTTGTAAGATCATCGTAGCCAATTCCTTCCACATGAGATTCGATGAACTTGTGCATGGCTGTTCCCCGCCTGCTACTATGATTCTTAATTCGTTCTGCTTCTTGTTCTCCAACTTTGGCCTTCCAGTTTTTTAAAAATTGTTTATCTTTGGTCTCGCCTAATACAGTAGTAACGCTCGGAAGTCTAGTACCAACTATCTCATAAACCCTGGTCCCTGATTCGTGGTCCGTGATCTGTTTTCCTTGTATATAATTGAATTTATTACTCTTTTTCATGTTACAGAATCAATGCTCCAATTATAAATCCTACCGTAAACCAAATTATCTCGGTTCGATAATATAAAGACCACACTTGAAATTTAGATTTAATTTTTTCTATCATCTCGTTCCTTTTTATTTTTTAAAGATTGTTTGTAACTTTCTTTTAATTCATCATTTTCTTTTTTACCAAAAATCTCATCAAACCTTTTTCTATATAAATCATTTGAGACTCTAGATATACCATCCCATTTTCTTCCGTTTTCTTTTTTACTCATTGTTTTTATATTTTTTAATAGTTGTTAACATAGTTTCAAGTCTTTTTTCAAGTACATCATAATTAGGTGCATCACCCTTCATTTGATTGGCCCACCCATGAGTAGCAGAAAAATTCTCTACACTATTATCACTAGGATCACCATTAATATGGTCACAGTGAGTCGTATTAGCTTTTACATTAATAATTTCATCCGTTAGTTTACATCTTACATATGGCGTCATAATCGGTTTACCATCCGGATAATAATCTTTTTTATTAGTCCATTGATTAACTGCGTGAAACACTTGATTTTCCTTAACTATTCCAGGCCACAGTTTAGCTAGTACATGGAATATTTTAGTGGTTTTATGTTTTAACCCCATCTTATTTCTCCTTGTTTGATTTTTTCTAGTTGCTCCATATAAAAAAGCTCTAAATTTTTTTCGAAGCAAAGTATCTATTTTATATTTTAATGGTTTCTTCTTCTTTTTAGGCTCGTAACAAAATCTCCATACCGACCTCCACTCTTCTCTTCCAGAACGTTTTTTTATTTTTTCAGCTGCTCCAGGTGTTAAATGATAATGTATAGTAGACTTGCAACATCCTATCTCTTCACTCATTTCTCGATAAGACATATTAGAACCTTTAAGAGCTAATATCTTTTCTCTTAATTGACGAGAGATAGAAGTATTATTTCGCATTCTTCTTAAAGATGGTCCATGGTGCGTTGGCCGTTCTCAACCCTTCCTTACTCTTATCCCAATATCTTTTACATAAGTTTCCAGTGCTTGCTACAAACTCATGTTGATTATCGGGATGAGGGTCGTATGGTCTTGTCACATGTTTACCATCAGACTTAGAATAATATTTTATAAAATATTGTTGCTCCATCTTAATTTAACTTATAATCATCATCTGAAGACAGATTAACATCGTCAAAAACAAGATTAGTTTCGGGCTGATGTACATAAAATTCTCCTTCCGAATCACAGTCCCAACACTGATGAATAGATTCTCCTTCTTCAGTGCCTACTTTTAAAAAGCCATTGCCCTTACAAGTAGGACAAAACATTAATTTAACTCTATGCTTTTTTAATTTTTCCATTTAACTTCTTCGCTTTCTCATTTGCTATTTGCTCAATGGTTTTACTAATTGATAACTTTGCGTCGGGCAATAAAACCTTCGACAAACTAATCAAAGTCTTGTATGTTTCGTGTGTTAACGAAACGTTTCTATATTTAGTTATATCAGTCATGATTTCCTTTCATTTATTTCTGATGATTATATAGGATGAATTAATAGATTGTCAAGATGAAATTTATATTATTATTAACTATGTGTAGCTATATAAGCGGTGCTTGCATGCCGACTTATGAATGGCCTGTTAAATTTGACAGTGGTTATGATTGTAGTATTGCAGGCTATGAAGAAGCTGCTAGAAAACTTAAAGAGATAGGACCAGAAGAAGTTAATAAACATAGAATATCTATTACGTTTAGTTGTGCCGGAATTCAAGAAACTTGACAAATGTGGCAAGACTGTGTTAATCTGATAGTCTTCTCACCACAATAGCCTATCCCCTTTATTTCCCTCTCGGGATGGGCTTGATTATCGGTCCTGTAATCGTTTCATTTCATCGTATA